AACTAGTGCAGGTCTAATCCACGCCACTAGAAACTATGAGACTACCACCAAGTCTCATCCGTCAAATGATCCTGCCAAGTCCCAACATTTTTAGGTAAATGATAAGCACGATCAAGAATATTTAGACTCAATAATTCTTCCCTAGTCGGAAAATTAGAATGAGTTATCTGAAAATTAATCTTTCTCAAATACTTAACATCTTCTTGAAGCCATATTGGAATATTACGGAGAAGATAATCAGGGCCAACAATCTTCGCACTCTGCTCAAAAGACCATTTATAAATTAGTCTGATGTAATTATAGGCAACAGGATCAATTCCTAAAGTATCATATGCCAAACCGATCAGACGAGCAAGATTAATATAAATAGGAGCGCTACGATCTCTAGGGACACCAGCTCTCCAAAAATACTGAGGTAAAGGACGCCATGAAACTATCTTAGAAATTTTTGGTTGATGAAGTTCAAGATTAAAATTAGATGAATCAATAAAGTGACGTTTGAGATAAGTCGGACCAGTATGAACGTAATTTAGAACTTCATTATTACGAACAGTCATATACGTCAACATACAAGTGAATTCTTCAGAATTCTTCATTCTAATTCCATGACAAACCCACAAATACTGAACAAATCCTTCAATGTTAATAAAATTACGAAGATTTTTAGGATAAATTTTTAGAAAATCATCTCCATAAACGGCCAAAGCAATTAACCTACGACTTAAATAAGTCCAAATGACTTTACGAATTTTAGGTTGCACTTTAGCCATAACATTGAAAACATAAGAGAGCCAGTAAACAATACCAACTATCCAACTATCACCATGAGAAGTCTCTAAAGAACCACTAGGCATAACTCCGATCAATAGAACGAAGTCCTTTAGCCAACGAACAGTTTTACCAGCAAGCTGCTCTGCGCAAGACTCAAGAATATATTGAAAAGTACGATAATGAGGGTCCTCATCATTACGCTGAACCCAGATCTGGGCAAACATTAAATAAAGAACAAGGGGAATAGCAGTAATGGATGTATCCAAAGATTTAATATCACCAGAAGCAACCAACATATCACCAGAAGAAACAAACTTATAAGTGCAACAAACATTATCTTTAGAATCTCCAGGAAAAGAAACACGTTCATATTTATCCATTCGCTCACCATGCAAAGCATTGTGAAGAAGAAATGCACCCCCTCTAGTCCAAGTGAACCCAATTGAAATATTAACAGTCATATTTTTAGCTGCTCTTTTACCATAAATATCAGTACACTCTGGAAAATACGTTCGTTCTCCTTTCACTCTAGTCTGGAAAAATTTATGAAGCATCGAATCATTTGAAAGAAAGAACAAACGAGATTTATGAAACATGTCAGAAACTGCCGTATCTTGTAAGTTACCC